CGGTTTAGTCCCAATAACTATAGGCGGGACGGGTCAAACTACTAATACTGCAGCAATAAACGCGCTAGTAAATTCAGCTTCGTTAACGACTGCTACTGTTGCCACTGGGGACTTAGTCCTTATACAAGATATAAGCGATTCAAATAACTTAAAAAGTGTGACTGCTCAGAGCATAGCCAACTTGTCAGCAGGCGGCGTAACCAGCGTTACCGGAACAGTGAATAGAATCACATCAACCGGAGGAACAACCCCAGTTATAGATATATCGGCAAGCTATGTCGGCCAAAGCTCAATCACAACGCTTGGAACAATTTCCAGCGGCGTTTGGGGATCAAGCGCAACGCTTATTGCACCAGCCAGTGGAGGGACAGGGGTTTCAAATACCGGAACGATAACCGTAGGCGGCAATACTGCATTCTCTGGAGCCTTTACATTTGCAGGAACAGTCACTGGAAATACAACGGTCACTTTCCCAACAACTGGCACTTTACAGACAACAACTGGAGCATCAGGAACAGTAAATAGCGGAACAGCAAATCAAATAGCCTATTATGCTACTTCAACTAATGCGGTGTCTGGACTGACTGGCGCCAATGGATCGGTTTTGGTTACTAATAATACTGGTGTTCCTTCTATGTTAGCCAACCCAGCCGCTTCTGGTCGGGTTTTACAGTCGGCTAATGCAGCAATTCCTGTATGGTCAACCTCAAGTTATGCTGATACGTATGCAGTATCAACCATTTTGTATGCCAGTTCTGCCAATACTGTTGCAGGTTTAGCTACGGCTAACAATTCAATTTTAGTTACAAGCTCAGGTGGCGTTCCAAGTTTGTCTGGAACCTTACCATTTACTGTCCCGGTCACAACAGGTGGAACAGGGTTAACGACCATGACAACCGCCTATGCACCTGTGATTTCAGGTACCACAGCCACAGGAAATCTTCAGGTAGCTTCAACTGGACTGGCTACGTCAGGTTTCGTACTAACTTCCAATGGCGCTTCTGCGGTCCCGTCATTTCAAGCAGTCTCAGCCCCAGCGGGAACTCCTGTAACGGTAAGTGTTCCAATGACATTGGCCCAATTTCAGGGAATGAAGGTCACCCCATTTCAAATTATTGCCGCACAAGGTGCAAATACGCTTATCGTTGCCATATCTATAATATTCGAACTTAAGATGGCTGGTGCTGCTTTTACTTCCGGTGGAACTACGGGTCTGCAATATGGAAATACTGCTTCATTAGGTGGGCCAACAATCGCTTTTATGGCTGCATCATTAATTACAGCTCCAACTGTTGGGCAAATTGTTAATCTTCCTCTCAATTGGTTTACCTCGTCTACCACGCCTGGTACCGTTGCAAAATCTACAACGGTAAACACAGCTGTATTTATTTCAAACCAAACGGCAGCTTTTACGGGAGGAGCCGGAGCTACGGTTGTTATTCATGTTACATATGTTGTACTTACAACAAGCTAATAAAATTAAAGGATATAAAAATGAAATATTTAATTAAATATAAAGACGGATCGGTTGGAGTTATGACAACAGTTTCTGATGATACAAGACCGGAAGATGAGATGGAAAAATGGACAGAAGAACATAAAAAAAGCGTAGAGTCTCATAGAACTTTAGACGAATCTGAAATGCCAGAGGATAGATATTTCAGGGATGCTTGGATAGACAAAGAAGGAAAACTACATGTGGACCTAGATAAAAGTTTAGCCATTCATCAAAACGTATTGCGAGAATTAAGAAAGCCAAAGCTTGAGGCTTTGGATGTAGAGGCGACTATAGCAACTGAAGAAGGAGATGCCCAAAGATATGCCAGGATTGTTAATGATAAAAAGGAATTGAGAGACATTACGGCCCATCCAGAATTGTTAAGTGCTCAAACGCCAGAAGCGATAAAGAATTTTAGACCAGCGGTATTATTCGGCTAGGACCGAACGGAGGACATATGTCATCACCACCAACAACGGATATCGAAATCATGTCGACTGCTGTTGTCTTATTGGGCCGAAAACCCTTCACGACCATAGATGATGCAAGTGACTTTGCGGTGAGTACACAGCTGTTCTACGATTTACTTGTGTCTTCTGAGCTAGCAAAGAACATGTGGAAGTTTGCAACTAAGATTGTAGATTTATCCCAAGTAGCAGCTTTTGACCCTGACTTTGCATGGTATAACGCGGCTTATGATTTACCAGCAGATTTTTTATCCCTCGTTCGCGTCTACCCAGATATTCCGTACCAAATATTTGGTAGACGCCTCTATTGTGGTTCAACAGGGCGACTTCAAATGATTTACAACTGGAATGCCCCAGTTACCTATTGGTCAAATCCATTTAAAGAGTACATGGTATATGCCTTGGCATCTAAACTAGCTCCATCAGTCACGGAGAATGCCGGTCTAACCCAGATGATGATTATGGAAAGAGACAGAACTAAGGCTATTGCCATGTACGTTGATTCTCAAAACTCTCCAAGCGTTCCAATTCAAAGCATTCCCTGGGTGGAAGCAAGGATGGGTGGCATCTGGCCATGGGGAAGCTCTGGTGGAAACTTTAACGGGTGGGGTTAATAAATGGCAGTTAAACAAGTCCAGTCCAACTTTAGCTATGGCGAATTAGACCCTAAATTATTATGTCGTCCAGATTTTACAGGATATTATAAAGGTGCCAGAAAACTTAGAAATGTGTTGTGCATACCTCAGGGAGGCGTTAAGCGGCGTTTCGGAACCGAGTATGGTAATGTTATTGTTAACACTGGCTCTGCTAATGCTCCTATTACCGATCCTGATGAAATAAAAAGCTTAATCTTTGATTTCACCAGAACAAAACACTTCTTGATTGTCTTGAGGCCCAATGGCGCAACTAATGTAGCCTTTGACATTTACTTAGACAATGTTTTGCAGGCTACAGTTACATCTACTGCTTATACGCGAACTCAAATAGCAGAGATGAATTTTGTTAAAGCTCAAGACCGAATTATATGGTTGCATAAAGATGTTCAGCCTAGAGAGCTTGTTCGAGGAGCTAATGATGCTACCTGGACACTTACAGCTATTAGTTTTGCTTATACTCCTGTATTTGATTTTTCTATTATTGACGGAGTAAGTTATCGAGCTCCTGGTGCTTATTTCGCGATTGTAACAGCCTCTGGATTAAATGTTTTAGTTACAGCGGTTGGTTCAGCTCCGTTTAATGCTGGGCATGTTGGCGGTCTGTTGACAGGCGGCGGCGGTATAATGAGAATTATCACCGTAAATAGCTCAACCACAATACATGGAAATATCCTGAGGGATTTCGATACCGACTATGCACTTCCAAATTTTCTTTACGGAGTAGATGCATACCTTCAGAGTAGGGCATGGGGAGATTTTACGGGGGGAACACCAGCAGGCAAGAATCGCGGTTGGCCATCTCTTGGCGCTTTCTTCCAAAATAGGCTCGTTCTGGGTAACGCATTAATGCTGCCTAACTTGCTTTGGGCATCCAATGTGTACGATTTTTATAATTATAATGACGAAGATGGCGGTGATTTAGATGCTTTCTCAATCGGTATTGGCTCTAATGGGAACGAGGAAATCCAAGATATTGTCGCAACCAAAGCCCTTGTTGTACTTGGCTTTTCTGGCGTATATGCTACTTCTTTGTTTATTGATTTACCCATTACCCCTTCTAATGCTTTCTTAAATGAACAATCACGTGACGGAGCCTCGGCATTAGATGCGCAAATCGTGGATAACCAAATTTTTTATATTGATGAGAATGAGCAGCAAGTACGCTCGGCTAGATATGATATTGCTACTTCTAGCTTTAATATCTTTGACGCTTCTCTCTTATCACCTCAGGTTATTTCCGACCCTGTATCAACTGCTTCCCTCCGGCCAAAAAATGATGATGGATCTTTCTATATTGTCGTTAACCGTGATGGGACCATAGCTATATTCCAATCTTTAGAAGACCAGTCAGTTAACGCATGGACACTCAGCGATTCACGTGGAACCATCTATGATGTGTCAGCTTCTAGAGACATAGCTTATATGATCGTCAGACGCTGTATAACGACCGGAGCAACAACAACGGGATTAGCAGATAACATCTACACAGCTAATGTTAATTTTCAGGCTATAACGGATATTACGGACGATGCTGAAGATCCTGGCGTGGATGTTGGAATATTCTCAGCCGTATCCGACTACGTAATCATTGGGCATGAGTCCCCTTATTACAGAATTACAGTTACATTAGATACACCGGCAAGTGCAAGTATTACTCCAACATTTGAGTATTTAGATAGATTTGGAACCTGGACAACGTTTACGCCAACAGATGGAACCTCAGGTTTTACGGCAAATGGGACAATTTCTTGGGTGCTTCAAACTGATATGAGAGATTGGGCACCCATGGATATATCGGAAAACAGCTCGGTTCACGTCCCACCTAATAGCGTTCATGGTACAGAAACTAAGTTCTGGATGAGAATTAGGCGAAATACATCAACTTTAGTTACCTCACCCATAGAAGATAGTATATTTATTAACATTGGAAACCGAGTTTACTTAGAGAATATAGATTTTGACCAGCCCATGGACTCTGCGTTTATTACAGAATCAGATGTAAATGGATTGGTCACTGGGTTGAGCCACCTAATAGGTCAACAGGTTTATGTTTTGGCCAATACCATTCCTGAAGGTCCTTACTTTGTAAGTGCTACAGGAACCATAACATTAAGAAATCCTTCAGTAGCTACGGATTCTGTTCAGGTTGGCATTAATTTTATACCGGCTATTATACCTATGCCTATTGTTGTAACCGATAATACGGGCGTAAATATTTTTGAACCTAAAATGCTTAAAGCAACTTC